TACTCAGTGGCATACACCCCGACACCACCGGCAACCACACAGATAACCGTCGCCAGAATCGCCCAGGTGGCGACAAAACTGACGGCCACGCTCTGCGGGTAAATCAGGGACAGTGCCAGCATCATCACCAGCGACACGTTCAGCATCAGTGAAAGGGATAATTTCTTCATGGTGTTTACTCCGTTTAAGCCGGTACGCCGCCAGCGGTACGCCAGACGGTGACCAGTTTTTCCAGTGAATGCTCACGCTGACCGTAACCGGCACCCGGCAGGGACGCCCAGATATTGCGACAGCGTGAAATGGCGCGCTCAATGCGTCCCGCCCGGATGTCATCCAGTGCACCGCGTTCGCGGATCAACTGAATGGCGAGTCTGTCCTGTGACAACGGACTAAAATCCGGCAGGGCAAGCTGTTTGCGGTAGTGCGGCCAGAACAGGTAAAGCTGCTGATAGCGACCGGAGGCCGTGGACTTTTCACCGCGACGGTTAAACACCTTCGCCGGTCGGCCATGCGCGAACGGGTGGTCACTGTAGTCGGTGAAAATTTCCGGCTTCCCGTCCAGTCCGGTGACTATCACGTCATAGCCCCGGTTTTTCGTCAGCGGATGATTTGCCGTCCCTTCGGACACCGCCAGCATGTCGAGAAAGGCGGCGATATTCTGATGCGTGTTAATTACCGGCATTACTGTTTCCCCCTGCCCTTAAAGCGGCGCTGAATGGCAATCTCAATCACCTGATAACCGGCGATACCCAGCATGGAGCCGATGCCGCACACCGCAGGCAGTGACAGGTCAGGAAACTGCACCAGAACAACACCGGCAACCATCGAGACAAAACCACCGAGCAACATGCGCCCGATAAACAGACGCGGGGTGATGGGTTCACCACCGGCAAGCACCTTGCCGACAACAATCAGCACTCCAATCATGAAAAGCGACAGGACGCTTTTTTCTTCTGCTGTCATGCGTTACTCCCACAGATTGACAGTTTCAGCCACGGGCGCGGTCTGAACGTCGGGCAGTTCGACGGCGGTGCCGTGCGACAGCACCGCGCCCAGTTCAGCCAGTCCCGGATTTGCGGCGAGCACGGCTTCGACCACGCCCTCAGTGCGCCCGTAATACCGGACACAGATGGCGTCGAGCGTGTCGCCCTGTAGCGCAAAGGTCTTCATCAGATTTGACTCACGATGCAGCGCGGCTTGTCCTGGATACGCGCCACTGCCCAGCGCATATCCCGCCACAGCTCATCAATGGTGCTGTCTATGCTGTCGGCCTTTTTGTCGCCTTTCGCACTGGCATCCACACCGCGATAACGTTCATAAAGTGACGCTGTCGCCATCGCACACACGGCGCGCTCGTAGTAAAAAACTTTGATGCTTTCACCGTCGATGTCGTCCGCCGGGACGTCCGCCAGACGCGTAAAACCGGCGGCAATTTTCTGTTCGCGGTACTCGTACAGCTCCGCATTCGTCTCCGCCATGCCTGACTTGATGGCCTCACGCAGACGGGCGGGGGCGACGGTCTGCTCAAGGCGCATACGTTCCCGGACGCGCTTCGGGTCGATATCGGGAAAAAAGAACGTGTTTTTAATCACCGGCTCGTCGCCTGCCGGTTGCGGGATAACCACCGTACCCTCACCGGACACGGGAGCCTCCTTTCGCGGAATAATCAGCGTCATCATGACTACCTCTGAAAAGTCGGGCGGTGGACGCCGGTACAGCGTCAGGTGATTCACCCTCACTGACCGGCGTGCCGCCCTGGCGCGGGGCGCATTCGGTTGTTAACTGGCTTTCTTTTTCGGGCGTCCACGTTTTGCCGGTGTCACGCTCCGGCTCTTACGTGGGGTACGGGTGGCCGCTTTGGGCTGCGGCTCCGGCTTCGGTTTCAGCTCCCGCTCCAGTCGTTCAATCTCTTTTTTGACACCTGCCTGACAGTTGAGCTGTGTCGCACGTTGCAGGTGAGTCAGCGCACCTGCGGCATCACCACCATCACGCAGAAACAGACCTGTGATTTTGTGCAGCTTTGCGCGCACTTCATCAGGCATGTCAGCCGTGGCGGTCAGTTCAAGGGTCTCCGTCAGCAGGCGGGTATCCACAGACTCACCGGCAGCGTGAGCACGCATGGCCGCGAGCGCCACCTCCTCGGTGAACATGTACGGCGGGGTGCGGCGGTGTTTACCCGGCATG